CCGCCCATACCCGATTGGATGCGGAGGACGTTGTAGTTGGTCGCGAACATGTGCATAGAGGTCGCGCCGTTGAGGGTGTTGGCAGTGACCGCAACCTGCGCGTTGTCGATGCGCGAGAAGTTGCAGGTACCAGTGGGCTGGTGCTCCTCGGGCTTGAGCGCGAAGGAGTACGAGTAGACACCGGCGTAGGGGGAGCCAGTGTGGTGGTTGAAGGCCTGGACCTGGTTGAAGTACTTGCCCTTCTGCTCCTTGAAACGGTCCTGGCCGTTGAGGATGAGCTTGAAGGTCGAGAGGGGACCGACGGCCTCCTCGGTGAACTCCGCGGAGGAACCGGCGTCACCAACGTGAAGCATGGGAGCACCGTAGAGGGAGGTGGGCACGAGGCAGTTGGACTCGATGCCGGACACGTTGGACTCAAGGGTGATGTTGTTGGTGTCAGTGGTGAAGTTCCACAGGGAAGACGCCGCGGCGGTGTTGGAGAAGCACCACACGAGCTCCTTGACGGGATGGTTGTACGAGAGGCGGACCTGCTTGGTGGCACCAGTGTCGACGGTGTCGGTACCGGTGTGCTGGACCTGCTCGATCAGGTACTCGTGACCCTTCTGGGCGAAGCGACGACGCTCCTCGGTGTCCAGGTAGATGTAGTTGGCCCACACCTTGAACACAGAGGTGTTGCAGTAGGTGGAGAAGTCGGACGCAAGGTCAATGTCAACGCGGACCTCGTGGTACTGGAGCGCAATGAGGGGCAGGTAGAGACCGGGGTTGCGGTTGAAGAAGAAGAACAGGGGAAGGTAGACAGTCTTGCCGTTGATGGCAGTGGTCATCTTGCCGTAAGTGGCCTTCTTGGACTCATCGAGGTAAAGCTCGGAGTACAGACGCCACCACTTCTGGTAGTGCTTGTCGATGCGCTGACCACCGATGGAAAGCTCGACGTTGTTGACGGCGCGCTCGGCGACCCAGCACGCGAGGGCGGAGGTGTCGACATCGGACTCGAGCTCGATGTACATGTCACCGACGAGATCACCGTTGCGGGCAACGGTGACGGACACGCGGCCGGAGTTCGCGGCAGTACCGTTGACGGTCTGCTCGATGTTCTCCATCGCGAAGTTAGTGTGGCGCTTGTACTTGGCCTGGAAGAAAGTTACCTCAGGGTTACCGGTAAGGTAGACATCCTGGGCACCGTAAGCGACGAGCTGCATGAGACCGCCAGCCATTTTGAGAGTTGTTGTACTATAAGCAGAGAAAATAATTTCGGCTGAACGCGCATTTCCCGACCCCAATTTTTCTCAGTCCAATATAAATGTCGACACAGCCTGAGGAAATTGAGAACGAAATCGAGGAGGGTGAGATTGTATCTGAAAGTGAGGATGAGCTTTCGATTGTCGAGAGTGATGATGAGGGTGAACCAATCGACATCGCTGAATTGATGACCTCCCTACTGGCTACCGAAGATGGGGACACTGTTTGCTCGGCACTCGTCAATATCGCGAACCAGCTTCAGACCCAAAATAAAATTTTGATAAAGATGTTGAGTAAAATAAATTCGGCTTAAGGATAAAACCTATAGTATGTGTAATGAGAGAAACTCACTTCATTGACAAGGACCCTAACATCTATGAAGCACTCACGGAGCTTCAGAAACGTAACGTTCAGTCAATGAATGAAGAACAAATTCTAAAAATTATCGAAGACTTTGAGTTTCGATGGTACCTACATGATACAGAAGGCTACTCCCCCTGTATGGAGCGAGCGACAAAACTAGGATACCATCAGTTTATTCACCCAGACAACTTCAACGAGATTGGTATTCCCAAACCAGATCAGATCGACATCATGGCTATCCGGGGCATCAAGAATCGAATGATTAACTTTCTCATCCAGCTTAACAATCACGTTCAGATCCACATCAACGATTACAAGTATGATGATGAAGTGACGATCAACAAGCGAATCAATAACATCATCCTACAGATTGAAGATGGTTTCGAGAATGTTCGACGTCATCAGATTTCGTACGAACGGGTGATTGCCCCAACCGCTCTTCCCCAAGTGAGTGTGTACACAGATCCATCCACGATGGATGAGGAAGAGATTGAAAAATCTTCACCTTTCCAAAAGTGTCTGATGATCACACTCAAAGAGGCGTACCGTGCTGGGTATCGTCGGTACAAGGGTCAATGCTGTGAAGAGATTAAGACGGTCGAGGGTCATCGAACCAGGGCATGGAACCCAATCTTCACCATCGAGGAGTTTGTCTATTCTCTTCCGAAGAAGGAGAGTAACTTTACGAATTGGAAGAATTTTACGAGTAAGGGTTCAATCTTTAGGGATGTGATTGATAACATCTCAAAGTGCGAAGATGCACAGTTTCCCGAAATTAAAAAGAGGCGTCATGTGTGGTCATTCAAGAATGGTGTTTTCGTGGGGAAGGAGTGGATCCCCGACCGTGGTGTGTACGACTGTCGTTTCTACCCATACAAGAGTGACAAGTTTGCGTGCCTGGACCCGAGTATCGTCGCCTGTAAATACTTTGATCAGCAGTTTGATGACTTTTCCCATATCGAAGACTGGACAAAGATTCCGACACCTTATTTCGATTCGATCCTGAAGTATCAGAAATTCAACGATGATGTGTGCAACTGGGCGTACGTGATGGGTGGTCGCCTGTGTTTCGACGTCGGCGAGCTCGATGGATGGCAGGTGATTCCATTCTTCAAGGGTATCGCCCGTTCGGGTAAGTCGACGCTCATCACGAAAGTGTTTAAGAAGTTTTATGAGAATGAAGATGTGGGAACACTTTCTAACAACATCGAGAAGAAGTTTGGTCTTTCTGCGATTAAGGATTCCTTCATGTTCATCGCTCCAGAGGTGAAGGGTGATCTCGCTCTCGAACAGGCTGAATTTCAGTCGATCGTTTCCGGGGAGGACGTTTCCGTCGCCGTAAAGAACAAGACTGCCATGTCATTTGAATGGAAAGTTCCGGGTGTACTGGGTGGTAACGAAGTTCCAAACTGGAAAGATAACTCGGGTTCCGTACTTCGTCGTATTCTCCCGTGGAACTTTGGTAAGCAGGTACAAGATGCGGATCCCCAACTCGACGAGAAACTCAATATGGAGTTACCCATCATTCTGCTAAAGTGTGTTCGCGCGTACCTTGATTATTCGAATAAATATAGGAACAAAGATATTTGGAATGTCGTTCCAGCGTATTTCAAGCAGATCCAGAAACAGGTTGCGATGGTGGCGAGTAGTCTGACGAACTTCCTCGAGTCTACGTATGTCGTGGTCGGCGAAGAATTCTTCGTACCCCAGAAAGACTTTGTGGCCAAGTTTAACCAACACTGCAAAGAGAACAACCTCGGGAGTCACAAGTTCCACCAGGATTTCTACGCGGGACCATTCAGTTCGCGGGATATCGAGGTACGCGTCGAAACGGTCAAGTACAAAGGAAGAATCTGTAAGAATCAACCCATCATTTATGGTTTGGATATTGTATCCGATGACTTAACATATACAGATGATAACTAAAAAAAATATCCACCAGTAATAATATGAGCCAGAGGGTCAAGGAATTTGTCCGACAATCTGGAGTAGAAGTTCAAAGTCCAGACTCAAATTCGAATGATGAGTTTGCGAAAGAACTCGAACAGAATATGCTTCGGAGACAGCGTGAACGCGCTGCGGGATTTCGCTCACCCCCACGACCGATGCCTCGTCAGGTTCAGGTTCCCCAACGTCTTCAAAGGAATCTAGTGAATGATCGTTCGTATGCGGGCGCCTTTAAACATTTTGAAAATGAATTCGATGATGTGAATGAGGAAAAAATAGCTAATAACATACTCCGAGAATTTGATTCCCCTCTTCAATTTAGTAAATTCAATCCGGGTATGTTCAACGCCACGGTAGATTCCGGGTTTGGACAGAAGGATACCGTTGTTGATCTTAAAAAAACACTCGCCAAGAGACCTTTACCTAAAACACCTATTGGTGAGGGTCTTTATTTAGACACGAAGGAGATCAAGGGTGTGTATGGACAGTTTAAGACGGGGTTTTCCCATACCCGGGAAGCTGGTCCCAAAGGTTCTCTCAATAAGAACTTTTTCAGTGTACAAATCATGCTCACGCTTTCTAATGACATCGAGAGTAAGGGTGCCACAGTAAACATTTATCGAAACGGAAAGATTCGTTTTTCTGGTGGGTTCGTGGGCACTGACATCGCCAATCAACCCGAACTCATTCGCAGGTTTATCGTTGATAATTACACGGAACGTCAACCATTCTTCTACAACCCATTCACATACAACAACTTGAGTGGACAATTCAGAATCAACGGGGTTTTCAAAAGCTTACCTGTGATCGCGAGTCGTCAACGAATGTACGGTATGACGAACATGTCGATCCTTGAAGAACAGACACCCTTCCTTTATGTACCCATCGAGAACATGACTCTAATCTTCTCGAAAAGTGGGAACATCCAGGTTGTGGGGGCAAAAACCCCGGGTGTTATGCTGAAGGGATACGACATCGCCAAGGAACTGGTCGAGAAATTGTACAAAGATGATCAGATTTTGGTAACAGGTGTCTTCGACGAGGGTGTGAAACCCAGAAAGACAAAGAAGAAAGTTGTTTCACCAAAGAAGAAATCGAATGAGAATGGACGCATGTCAAAGGCTGAGCTCGTAGCGCTCGCGAGACGCAAAGGTGTCGTCAACTTTAGGGTAAAAACCAGTGATGGTTCTAGACTCGCGACCAAAGATGAGATCCGCGCTAAGATCAAGAACCTGTCCAATAAAAAGAATGTGTCGTTTAAAAATAAAAATAAGAATGTCAAACTCTCGGGTAATGGCAATACTTTTAGGGTTGGTCGTAAGATATGTACCGACTTGAAGAAGGATGAACTTCTTCGTATCGCCGCGATTCTTAAAATTAAACCGGGTGAGAAAGACACCAAGTTGGACTTGTGTAAGAAGATACAAGGTGTGCGAAACAACCTAGCCAAACCTTCTCCACCACCCAAACCTAAACCCACCAAAAAGAACGTCGTGGCTGCCAAACGCAGTGTCAAGAAGGCGGAAGTGATGAAGAAGAGGGGTCTCGATGAAAACTCTATTCGCAAGGATATCACCAAACTTTATGGTGACAAGTGGATGAAACGATACAAACCCAGCCTCAATCAGGATGTGCGTAACATGAAGTCTGCCCTCAACGCGATCACTGTTGGTAACAAGACGGGTATCCCTTTCAAGAAGAACATCGACGAAATGAAGAAGCGCGTCGTTGGACAGTGGAAGTTGGAGAGGAAGAGGGAACTCGAGCGCAAATATCTCATGAACAGTGTGAATGTGACTGGCGTCGCATACAACTTGAGGAATGATTACCGCCGCGCAGCTGCCAACTATATCATGAGCAAGAAGACGACGCCTTCGAACAAGAAGATGGTAGAGTACCGCAACTATTGGTTAAAGTTTAGGGCCAACATGAATACAAATGGGAATTCTCGACGAGTTAACAGGACGGCTCGAGCTCGGGTTGAAAAAGTATAATCATGGTGTTCGCACTGATGATGACACGAGGGATTGGGGAACACCGGTAAACTCATGGTTATACATGGCACGGGAAGAGTTCCTAGATGCGATGATTTATGTCGCGGCTGACTATATTCGGGTAAGTGGTCTAAAGCGTGATGAGAGTGAAGAGGATGATAACAAACTCATCATGCGTGTGATTGGGAGGTACATAGAAATAAAGAGTCCCAAGCATAAAATGCTTTTATGGCAACTTTTCAATATGTTAAACTCGATTAGCATTTGATTTTCGTGTTCACAACCTTGTTCGGTTCAGCAACTTGTTTGAGATGAATCGTGTGATACGAAAAATCATATCTGGGAAATGTTTCTTTAATTTTATTAGAAACGAGACTCGCGTCGACTATGTAAGGTGTACCAGAACACACCGAATCCTTCTCAATCTCCAAAAGACGATCCTCCATCGATACAAACTTCTTCAGCATCTCACGATTCATCCCATCCGCATGCATCATGAGATACGTATCCTTAGACGCGCCATCACTCATGTAGAAGTGTTTGGAACCCTCAACTTCCGTTGATTTGCTGCGTGTATCAAACATGAGTGCCAACACGATGAGAGCTACGAGAATGTAGATCATTTGTTATTTACCTATATTTTATCTCGGTTGTTTCCGGGCCTCGACTCCTGGGGATATTGGCTGTGCGGGACGATTTAAAAATACTAAATCACGTGCATCCATGCTGCCCTGACACCTGAGATCCTTTGAAAAAGGATGACACCCGGGACGAGGAGGCTTGGGCATGAGGTAGGGACGCCCAGGCATGGGGCGGGGAATCTTCCGTTGAGGAGGTTCAGGCATGGGGCGGGGAGGCTCGGGCATGGGGTAGGGACGCTCGGGCATGGAGCGGGGAGGCTCGGGCATGGGACGAGGACGAGGAGGCTCGGGCTTCCTGAACCAGTTCCATGGAAGCCAGGGGTTATACGATTCACGTCTCGTTGTCACGAATATTAATATGACCGTCATACTCATTACAAGAATAAACATACGCCGACTCGCGTTCTTTTTCATTTCTATAAACTACTATTTTTATTAACGCGCCATCATCATCCTCACCTTCTCCTCCTCCTCCATCATCCTCATCATTTCCTCCTCCTCCGCCGCGACCGCCGCCGCGACCGCCGCCGCGTCCGCCGCCGCCTCCGACTGAGTAGTCCGACGACGCCTCTGCTTTCGCCAGGGTAGTCTCATCCGTCGATACATTTCAGGGGGGGTAGTGGTAATTATAAAAAGTGATGCTACGACCAATACAATCACTGCAATCGTCATTTTGTTCAACTTCTTCGCCATTTTTTATTATTTACCAAGAAATTAATCTACAGAGATCATCAATCTTCTGAAGAATGTTCTTGAATTTGTAGATCGAATCAACATCTGAAGGCTTTACGATTTCCAGTTCAATTTGGTATGAGGCTTCCTCTTCCGAGTCCATGTCGGCGTTGTCCCCCGAGGAGATGGTCATATCGATGCTGAGGTTCTTACGCACGAAGGAATGCCTCGTCTTCGTACGTTTACGATCCATCTCATATTCACCGGTGGTTGGAATTTCTCGAGCGACACAGAAGCGCACATCGAGGGGATCACGCTTAAAATCTTCCTTCACCACCGCAATCTTTTGGATCATTGTCTGTTCCCCGGAATCTTCATCAACTGTGATGCGAACGTTATTGGCATCGTTGTAATACACTTCCGAGGTTGTCATCTTTGTCAAATCCCAACCGTCATACTTTTTTAATCCTGTGAGAACCCTCTTCCATACATCTTTACCGACGTTCGTATCGAAGAGAGAACCATTATGTTTGCCGAGACGAATCTCAACTTCAATGTCACCCTCATTCTTGTGAGCTTCAAAGATGGGAAGGACTTTCTCGGTGAGATCCATTTTGTTTTTCTTGTCTTTTTACATTTGCGTCATTCTCTTAAGCCTTTTTTGAGCATAAAAT